AAGAAGTTTTGGCAAAAAGAAAAAGGCAAAGTATACATTGGAGATAACAATGTTATTACAGGACTTGTAACAATAGATGCAGGTACGGAGATTGATACCTTCATTGGTAATAATTGTTTCATTATGAAACACGCACACATTGGACACGATTGCACAATCTTAGATAATGTTACTATAAGTTGCGGAGCAAAAATAGGTGGGCATTCAATTATTGACAAAGGTGCTAACATAGGACTTAACGCAGTACTACATCAATTTGCAAACGTAGGAGAAAATTGTATGATAGGGGCAAGTGCTTTTGTAAAAGGAGATGCAAAACCAAATACTAAATACGCAGGAGTTCCTGCACGAGAAATCGGCTCAAACATAAGATAATGAAAGTAGCTATTTTATTACTTACTCTTAATAGGCACGATTTAACGCAGCGTGTAATTAACCAAAACTTTTACAATAGTGGTTACAATGCTGATTGTTTTTTAATAGATAACGGAAGCGACACGCACGAAAACTTTAACTACCCTTTTGCCGGTTATGACTTATCTAAAGAAAAGCGTGGAATAGCAGCCGGAGTAAACGCAGGACTTAGGCTAACCCAAGATTACGATGCGGTTTGTTTATTAGCGAATGACATTTTACTGCCTGAGAATTGGTTAGCTAAGTTTGTATTGTTTGCACAACGAATAGAAAAGACCGGCATAATAGGAATACATTGCGTTGAAGATTTGCCACCCATTGTAGACGGGGTACATAAAACACACACACCTTTTGGCGATAACTTTATTACTCGTGAACTTATAGATGCGGTTGGCGGTTACAATACCGAGTATGACCCATACGGAATGCAAGATAGAGATTATGGGGAACGTGCAACTATTACAGGCTTTACTAATTACTACTTGCCAGATATGAGGTCGGAACATATAGGACACGATGTTGGCAACGGAACGGAATATAGACAAATGAAAGACGAAAGCTTAGCACGGGCGCAAAGCGTTTGGGAAAAATACCAAGACATCTATCACAACCAAAAGAATATAAGATGCGAATACTTTGTATAACTTCAGCGAATAGCGGAGTAGGACTGCACCGAATAATGATGCCAATAGTACACTTAGAAAAGGAGTATGCACTTATTACCGATGTACTTAATGACGAACTACTTGAGCAAGGTTGGGATATTGTGCTAATGAATAGAATGCTTAACGAGATAGATGCAAAGCAAATGGACACTTGGCGCACTAAGTATGGCTTTAAGTTAGTAGTAGACAATGACGATTATTGGGAACTTAGTGAAACGCATCTTTTGTATTACCGATACAAGTATAATAACATAGGCAAACAAATTACCGATTACTTAGAGATTGCAGACCTTTGCACCTGCACACACGAAAGATTAGCAGCAGAAATAAGTCAATACAATAAGAACGTTCACATCTTACCAAACGCATTACCTTACGGGCAAGAGCAGTTTCAGGATAACAAGACCGAAGATTACAAGGTTAGATTATTTTGGAGCGGTAGCGGAACGCACGAAAGAGATTTAGAGATACTTAGGCAGCCGTTTAAAAGGTTACAAGGTATGAATATAAGAACTGTTATTGCGGGTTACAATGACGGGGAGAAACCTATATGGGATAAAATGATTGATGCCTTTACTTGCGGTTTAAAGCTTAACCCTACAATTTATAACTATGCAAAGGTTACTGAATATATGGGGGCTTACACTGATAGCGATATTTCAGTTATCCCATTGGTAGATAACAAGTTTAACGCTATGAAGTCAAATCTAAAGGTATTAGAAACGGCTTCTAAAAAGAACCCTGCCATAGTTAGCCACGTCAATCCTTACTTAGATATGCCCGTGCATTACGTTAAAAGCCAAAAGGATTGGTACAAACATATACGAGATTTAGTAAGCGATGCGGATATGCGTAAGGAAAGCGGACAAAAGTTATTTGAGTTCTGCCAAAACAAGTATAACTTTAACGAGATAAATTTAGACCGAAAGTATATTTATAGTAAACTATGCCAGTAATAAAATGCTCAAACGGGAAATATAGAATAGGCTCAGGCGGTTGCGTTTACGATACCGAAGAGAAGGCTAACCAAGTTTGGAAGGCTATCCTTGCAGGTGGCAAGTTTGCCGAAAGCTATACCGACTATCCTGAAAGTGCAACTAACAACGCAAAGAGGGCAATAGAATGGGCTGAGAAAAATGGTTGGGGTTCTTGTCTTGAAGCAACGGGAAAAGCAAGGGCAAGACAGTTGGCAAATCGTGAGCCAATTAGTAGAGATACTATTGCCCGTATGGCTTCCTTTAAAAGACACCAACAACATAAAGACGTTCCTTATAGCGAAGGTTGTGGCGGAATTGCCTGGGATGCGTGGGGCGGTACGAGTGGGGTTGAATGGGCAATTAATAAACTAAAAGAAATAGACGGAAAATAATTTGCATACTTAATTTTTTATTATTAACTAACGGAAAAATTAATGGGGAAAGTATGCAGAAACACACACAAATATATTTGCAGGGAATGGGGTATAAAAAAACGGACTTCATTCCTTGCGAAGTGTGTGGCTCACAAGCGGTAGACATACATCATATTGAGGCGAGGGGAATGGGTGGAAGCAAAGACAAAGACACAATTGAAAACCTAATGGGTTTGTGTAGGAAGTGCCACATAGAATACGGAGACAAAAAACAATATAAAGAGTTCCTAAAAGACATACACGCAAAGAATTATGGCAAAGATTAAAGAGAACAATTCAAAAACCACATTTGGCAAACGCAAAAGAGGGTCTGCAAAGAAGTCCTTTAATAAGCACACGCCAAGAGAAAAAGCATATAGAGGACAAGGCAGATGAGAAAGTTATGGGCTATATGGTATTTATTAACAAACAAAGCTTACTTCCTTGCGGTATGTAAGACAGGTAAAAATGGAGACGATATGACCACAATCGGTAACTACACCTATGCGATGGCAGAAACTTTAATCAATAAGCACATAGCAGACGTTGACACTTTCATTGAACAACAGAATGCAATAGACGAAGCAAACGATATAATAAACGGCATACTATGATACAAAACGTACCAATCAACACAGTTAAAGCAAACCCAAACAACCCCAGGATAATTAAAGACGATAAATTTGCAAAGCTTGTAAAGTCAATTAACGAGTTCCCACAAATGTTAAACCTTAGACCTATTGTTGTTAATGATGATATGGTTGTGCTTGGTGGCAATATGAGATTAAAGGCTTGTAAGGAAGCAGGACTTAAAGAGATACCAATTATCAAGGCAAGTGAATTAACCGAGCAGCAGCAAAAGGAGTTTATAGTTAAGGATAATGTAGGCTATGGCGAGTGGGATTGGGATGACCTTGCAAACAATTGGGATGTTAATGAGTTAACGGATTGGGGATTAGACATACCAGGCTTTGATGCCGAAGTATTAGAAGCAGAAGAAGATGAGTTTGCAGTTCCAGACGGAGGCATTGAAACGGATATAGTATTAGGAGATTTATTTGAAATAGGGGAACACAGATTGCTTTGTGGAGATAGTACGGATAGCGACCAAGTGGCTTTGTTAATGAACGGGCAAAAGGCTGATATGGTATTTACAGACCCACCTTATAATGTGGCTTATGAAGGTGGTAGCAAAAAAAGAGATGCTATTGCAAATGATAAAATAAATGACTTTTATAAATTTCTTTACGATGTTTATACTAATTGCTTTTTATTTATGAATGATGGTAGTCCTATTTATGTTGCACATAGTGAATTAGAAAGAGCAAATTTTATTTTAGCTTTTGTTGATGCTGGTTTTAAATATTCAAGTATTATAGTTTGGGTTAAAAACAATAGTACATTTTCAATGAATAAGGACTATAAGTGGAAGCACGAACCTATAATATATGGTTGGAAACAAGGTAAAGAAAGAGTATGGCAAGGAGATAATAAACAAGACACTGTATGGAATATCGATAGACCATCAAGAAGTGAAGAACATCCTACGATGAAACCTATTGAATTATGTGAAAAGGCAATAAAAAATAGTTCTATTGAAAATTCATTAATATTTGAACCATTTACAGGTTCTGGTTCTACAATGGTAGCAGCGCACCAATTAAAACGCAAGTGCTATGGTACAGAACTCGACCCTAAGTACTGCCAAGTAATAGTAGACAGGATGCGTAAACTTGACCCAACATTAGTTATTAAAAAGAACGGGTTACCTATTTAAAATAGTGAGATAATAGAGAAGATATGGCTAACGAACAAAATTTAAAACCATTTAAGAAAGGCGAGGTGGCTAACCCAAACGGCAGACCTCGAAAGTATGTAAGCCTACTTAAAGAGCAGGGATATAAACTTGCTGAGATAAACGATACTATCCAAGCTATGATGTCAATGGACTTAGAGGAACTTAAAACAGTATGGGATAACCCAAAGGCAACAATACTTGAAAAGACGATTGCAGCAGCTATGCGTAAGAGCTTAGAGAAGGGTAGTCTTTATAGTTTAGAAACTTTGCTTACCCGTGTTTATGGTAAGCCTAAAGAACAAATGGATATTCAAACAGATAACAGAATTGAGATAGTATTTGTAGACGGCAAGACAATTCTTTAATGCGGATAGAACTACCTAACGGACATATAAATCAAAAGAAGATACTTGACTGCGAAGCCAGGTATATAGTGGTTATGTGTGGGCGAAGGTTCGGCAAATCAGAATTAAGCCAAATCAAATGTATTACAACGGCAATCAAAGGTGGTCAGGTTGCTTACATAACCCCTACCTATAAATTGGCTAAGGTATTCTTTGAGAAGCTTTGCAATAGCCTTCCATTCCCTAATAACAAATCGGACTTAAATATTAGCTTCCCTAATGGTGGCAAGGTCGAGTTCTTTACAGGGGAACGCTTGGACAATCTTAGAGGGCGCAAGTTTAACCTGGTAATAGTAGACGAGGCTTCCTTTATACCTAACCTTGAAGATGGGTGGCTAAACTCTATAAGACCTACCTTAACGGACTACAAGGGTAAAGCTATATTCTTAAGCACCCCTAAAGGTAAAAACTACTTCTTTAGTTTGTTTAGCAAAGCAGAACCAGATTGGCAAAGCTTTAAGTTTACTACATACGATAACCCTTACATTGACCCCAACGAAATAGACGATGCAAGGAAGCAACTGCCAGAGGTTGTGTTTGAGCAGGAGTATATGGCAAACCCTGCGGAGAACGCAGCAAACCCATTTGGTAGCCAATACATTCGCAAATGTATACACCCAGTAACAACAATGCCGATTGTAGCTTATGGGATTGACCTTGCGAAGTCAGTCGATTGGACTGTAATAGTAGGCTTAGACGAAGATGGA